AAACAACCATGATCTTATTCATAGCCATCTCGGCCATCTCTTCAGGCGAATGACCCCTGTTCGTAGAAGTAAAAACGAACGGACTTGCAATCTCGGTAGTCGAATCACTATCAAACATTATGACACATCCCGCCTCAGACGATCATAACGATATTGATCTCGAGTCTGAAGACCCTCGCCTAGGTTCTTCACCCACTGTAATGATTCTTGGAATCTAGAATTGTAGAGCTGTAGGAGATCAGCCTCGCCCTTCATAAAGGTATACGCCTCTACCAAGCTACCGTAGAGGAGAGCAAGCTCCGCATTATCACCAAGGTAACTGGTTCCACTTGCGGCTGTCGTTATGGATGTCGGACGGTAGAAGTAATGAAGCTCCGCCGTATAGGCCTGATCCGGTGTTGGGGCCAGTAGAAAGCTATCACTATCCCAATCCGCGTAATACACGGGTACTCCCGTAGTTGCGGGGTTTGGCGTAAAATCTTGGAGCATCGTAACTTGTTTATACAACAAGAATGTATTTTCGGAGCTACTGACCACACTCAGAGAGTTCTGAGAAAGAAAATCAGGAGGTTTCGACAAGTACTTATTGCCCGCAGTCGTTGACCCAGTGGAGTTCTTTCTGAATACATCTAACTGCGTTTCTTTAAGTATGCGCTCTTCCGCGTTCAGGATGAACCTCGGCAGTTGGCTGACAAACGTTGTCTCGGTATTTTGCGTATAGTCCTGTATCGCTGTCTTCAGCGTAGTAAATGTATAAGCCATGTCACGCACTCACCGTAACAGGACCAGCGGATGCAACTCCGCCTCCTCCTGCCGTATTTCCAGAGGTTGCCGTCTCACCACTCGCAGAGAAAGTGTACGTGTTATCATTAACTTTAGTGATTGAATAACCAGAAGCGGATTCCACGGTTGAAGCGGTAAATCCGTCAAAAGCCTCGACAGATCGAAACCGAACGGTATCCCCGGTAGAACGCCCATGGCTAGGTTCTGTAACGGTAATCGTAGCGGTTCCACTGGTGCCAGATCTGAATGGGTTGAACTTCAATAAAACCGTTACAGCGGGTTCCGTCCTGTCTGGTCTAGCATCCCTTAAAGCTTGTGGATCTGCCGGGGACCGGACTACATCTAACTGTGGTTGTTTGGCTTCAAACTCATCCTTACCGACAAGCATCCCGGTCCACTCTTTCCGCATATGTTTCAGCTTATATGCAAAACCAGAACGGTCCGATATGCCCATGGCATATTTATTAGATGCGTATCTAGACATCAGGATACCGCACTTACAAAAGTATACGAAGGAACAAGGTTGATATTAGCCTTATCTCGGTCCTCGTCTGCGGCCCGCTGAAACTCTTCCTCGTACAGCCCTTTTAAAATCTGGACCCTCTCGGGAGCCCTCTTTAAGGCCATGTAATACGCAAGACCGGCGGTAAGGCACGGGTAGAACCGAAAAGGTATATCTAAGGTGTTAACAGAGGCATCCGCATCGTCTATGCGAACCAGTCGATCATAGATGAATATATCGGTGCTATTCTCAGGGGCAGGCCATATCTTGACTATGGGGGTTATCTGCCTGTCCACATAAAATTGAGTGGGTCTCCCGGTGGTAGATTTGTTAGCAATAGTCAGGTAGTCATCTCGGCTAACCCTGGTTATAGATATGTCCGAGTTGCTGCGCCTAACCACGCCCGACAGAATGTCTACGGTGGACTGAGGATCTTCAAGAGATGCCGTAGACGTGGTGGCCGTGGTTGCCCCACTTGTCCCACCGGTTATGGTCTCTCCAGAGGAAAAGGTTCCGACAGGAACCGTTAAAGTTAAAGAGGTGGTGGTGGGTTTGGTGATAATAGATGCCGTAGCACCGCTTGTTCCGCCGGATATCGTCTCCGCAATCGAAAAACTTCCACTCGCGGAAACAGACATTGTTATGGCTCCCACCGGATAGTCTGTTATCCCGGAAGCCACCGTCTGACTTACCTGCTTTATGGTCCACCTATTTAAGCCTCGATTGGCCCAATCTGCAAAGAGCAGGTTCAAAGACCTCCTGGCGGTCCTCGCATCGTACCCGGTGCGGAACTCTATTCCACACCTTTCAAAGGCTTCTTCTATGTACTCCGCTACATTCGGTTCAAAGTCCTTGGATCCGGAAACCGCCATTATCCACAGTCCATCTTCTAATACTGTTTTAAACAGTAAATAACTACAGAATAGGTATCTCCGCTGCTATGTCCTACAGTAGTCAACTGAATGTCTCCGGTATTACCTCCAGAAGCGGCCACGTTAGGCAGTCCGCTAATGTCCGAATAATCTAGGGTATCGGAATAATCCGCAGGAAGTTCTACAGCAATTACATCTGTAGTGGCATCCCACAACAGTTTCACACCCATTCCAACCGTAGAGAAGACAACCTTTTCGATACGAACCTTGGAGCAAGAGGTGCCATCCTGCAATCCGGACAATTCGGACACATCCACTTTGACAACCGCAGATTCCCCGGTTCCATCACTTGTATTTGTGCAATAGATAACAGCGGATTTTGGTCCGTCAATTATCGTAGTAGCTGTTACAGCATCTGCCATATCCGGCTCCTTCTACATAAGCAGAGGAAGGAACATAGTCCTTCCCTCACTTAAATTACGCAACCTGAACGTATTCAATAATAAACGTAAAGGAGCCCGCCGTCGTTGCATCTACAGTGTTTGTAATGTTGCAGTAGATGGTACGCTCTGCCGAGGCATACTGAACAGAGGCCGGAGCCGTCGTTGCGTCTTGAGTTTGTAGAACAAGTGACGTGACCGTGACGTTGCCTACAACAACCGTGGTGCCGCCATCAAGAATCTCATCGGTTTGAGCCGCAACAATCTGCGCTCCAGAACTTGAAGTTCCAACCTCATATCCAATGTCGCCGGTTCCAATAACAGGAGCCGTGACACAAAAGATCTTAATGTCGGTGATAATCGTGTTGGCGGGTTGCGTGAACTCACCGATAGCTGGGCTATCTCCTGCTGTGGTGTTAACGGTAACGCCAGTAGCAAGGCCAACGTGCTTGACGTACTTGTTCGTTACGATACCGGTTGAGGCAATGTCGAAAGTGTTCGTTGCGGCACCCGTGGTCGAGTTGACATTGATTACCTCAAAGCCATTCTCAGAGCGAACGGGACCATTAAAAGTTGTATTAGCCATCTAGCCTTCCTCCTTACGAAAGGTTTTGCCCTAGAGTCTTCGTAAGCGTCTGCTGGGCCAGTCGCTAGGGCTAAATAAGTCCCAGATGAGACGAGAGGGGGTTGCCCCCCTCTCCATCCCAAAGTTAGGCTCCTGGCGAACCAAAAATGCCGCGAGGATCCGAGAACCCGAAAGCGTAACGCTCACGGGCCTTGTACCGGACGTTTCCGGTATCGAAGTCACCTTCCATAGAAGTACGAATAGCGGACCGGTTGAACCCTTTGAGTCCATTCGGAGCATCCGTAATAATGAAGAAGGCGTCGGTGTCCGTGAGGAAGTGGTTCACGAAGTAACCTTCCGGCAGCATACCCATGCTACGAATAGCATTGATATCGTTGTCTGCCGTTCCCGTGCGGAGAGTGGATTCAAGGAGCCGGTCTGCGGTGAACTGAAGTTCCTTTGGAACAATCATTTTCATACCACGAACGGAAACCTTCAATCCGCGCTCGTCCACGAAGCTTGCAATGTCAATGAGAGACTGCTCAAGGCTGGTCTCATTGAGATCTGCTGCGGTGGAGAGTTCGTTACGGAAAGTGTTTCCACTAGCCAGAGGATGGTCCGTAGCGCAAAGCTCTTTTCCATCCCCACCAGTAACAGTGCTATCAAACGCATTGTTAAGAACTGATGCAGCCTTAACCTGTTTCGTTTGACTCATGCTACGGGCAAGAGCCCTTGTATATCGACTAGCAAGCCGGTCATACAAGTTATCTTCAATAGCCTCCTCTGTGATTGAGAACGCCAAAGCAATCGTCTCCATGGTATAACGGGCAGTATATGCTTCCTGCGCGTCATCAAACGTTACCGCAGAACCTTCCGATTTAGTCGGTGCGGCTCCAAAGCCAGATAGCATGACCTCTTCTTCAAAGGCACGATCCGAAGTTTCCATAGAGAAAATCTGCTCATGCTCTCTCTCGTACTGGTCATACTCCATACCGAACAAGGCATTCAGGCCGGGTTCCAACTCCTTAACGAGTTGTGCTCTACTAATAGCCATGATTTACCCCTCCTAAACGCCAGTGGTTGAAGGTGTACCAGCAGCAATAGATCCGTTAGGAGCATTGAAGTGGTTGTTCAACCT